GAGGAAAACGGCAGTCTCGACGCTATTTACACTCTGCTGGTAGCCTTGGGCTATGAAATGTCTGACGAAGAAAAGGCATTGCAGAACGGAACCCATGCCATCTTTTCCGCCAATGCCCCTAAAAAGGCAGATGCGCCCTGCGAAGGTTGCAAGGCGGCGCATCCCGGATGCGACAAGTGCTGCAAAACTTGCGATGACCACTGCAATGCGTTCCAGCTGTGCAGAAAGGAGTATGGCGAATGACCGACCTTGTAAAGTGTGACCGCTGCGGCAGGCCGTTCAGCATTCAGACGGCCGGCATCCGCAGTACATGGAGCGGCGATTACATGGTGCAGTATTTCACCTGCCCCGGCTGCCACCATCGTTACCAGATTCTGACCACGGACACCGAACTGCGCCAGACCGTCCAGCGGCACAAGAAAATTGCCGCAAAAATCCGTATGGGTCAGAGCAAGCATTTCCGGCCGGGAACG